GCCCTGCGCGCAGCGCGTCGGTCGCGGGTGGTCAGATTCTTACCGTGTCAGGATTGACACACTCGCGGCGTGGACAAACGGACACGGTCGTGGGAGGATAGTGTTGCGGAGAGGCCCTCGGGTCGGCATGCATCGTGCTTAGAGCAAGGAGCGTGCCAGCCTGCGCGGGCGTGGGGTCGAGGTCGAGCTAGGCCACCCCCAGTGACCCGCATTAAATGTCAAGATCGTGTGCGCAGCCCATGGGCCGCCCATATAGAACGACGTATGTAACGTCAAATCTCTGTCAAGGAGTGCCCATGAGCCACAAAGGCGAGCGCGCCCGAGCCTACATCCTCGCCCACCCGGACGAGACGAAGACCCAGCAGGCCATCGGCGCGGGCGTCTCCGAGGCCACGATCGCCCTCATCCGCCGCGAACTGGTCGAACGCGGGCTCCTGCCCGCCGATCGCAAGGCGCGCGTCGTCAATGGCGTCTCCCCGGTCGCCCCACCAGCGGTCCCGCTGCCCTCCCCGCAGCCCCCGCCGGGCATGCTCGACCACACCGCCATGCAGGCGCTCGCCGACATTGCCTCGCTCGAAGACCTCGACGACGACGAAGTCCAGAAGCGCATGCTCAAGCAGTGCATCCGCTTCGCGTTCGATCCCCAGCTTCACGCCGACACCCGTATGTCGGCCTCGGTCCAGTGGGGCAAGCTCCGCGACGCCGTCAAGGCGAAGGACCTCGGCCCCGGCCCCCCGATGACTCGGGAAGCGGCCAAGGCCCGCTACAAAGACCTGACCATCGCGCTCGCCGACGTTGCCCTCGTGGTGGAGGTCCTGTTCGACTCCTACCCGGCCACTGCGGTGATCGCGGCACTCAACACCATTCTCGACAGCCGCGAGGGAACCCGTGAAGGGCAAGTACCCGCTCAACCGCCCCAAGCTGCACAAGGCGCTGCTGGAACTACTCCAGCACCCTGAAGTCGTCGTACGCTTCAAGCACATGACCGCCCAGTCCGGCCTGTCCGACTGGGACGACGTGGTGCCCCCGACGAACATCATCATCTCCGTCAACGCGAACGACCAGACGGCCATGGCCGACCACGTCGCCATCGTGATCCACGAACTCCTCCACGTCATGTTCATGCCGATGTGTCTGGGCTGGCTGACCGAGGAGGTGGAAGAGGTCGTGATTCTCGCCCTCGACGCCCACATGTCGAAGTACGTGATGGAGTCTCCCGCCCGGCTGCACAAGTGGGAGAAGGAGATCGCGAAGAAGATCGCGCTCTCGGACAAGATGGAGTTCACCGCGAAGGGACGCCCATGCGCCATGAAGCCCGTAACGAAGCCCATATCTGCTTCCACGACAGCGGACACGAGAACTCCGTAGACTGCTGGTGCGAGCCAGCGCGGATCTACTGGTTCACGAACGTCCACGGCATCACGATCCTCGTGGTCGAACACGTCGACGACGCGCGCATCCACCGCCTCGTCCGCACGGCCGCCCGCGAGCGTGACAAGGACATCGAGTACGCCCCGAACGTCTCGTGGGGCATCGACGAGCCGTGGATTACCCGCAAGCTCGACCGTGTCAAAATGGACACACCCCCCGACCCGAATGAAAGGAGCCTGTGATGGCCCCCGAGTCCGAGTGGTTCCGACCGCCCAAGTTCATCGAGTACTCCCCGCCGGCCGACTACATCATGTACGTTTGGTTCGCGGAGCCCCAGCATCCCCACCACCGCTTCGGTGAGAAGGGCTGCTTCGGCGTCTCGTACAAGGTGACCGACGAGCTACTCCTCCGCGCGAACGAGCCGAAGGAGATGCTGAAGCTGCTCAAGGAGGCCGCGCTCCGCGAACTCCACCGCCGCATCGCCGATCCGCAGAAGTGGGCACTCCCCGAGGGTTGTCGCTACGACGACATGCTCTGGAACCCGGTGCTCGAACGCCTCGTCAACCCCGACGGCACTGCCGTCATCCGCGTACAGGAGCCACAATGAGCCCGCTGACCTCGATGTGCCGCATCTGCGGCAATCCGAAACCGACGAACGAGTTCGCCCTCAACGAGTGCAGCAACTGCGCCGAGCACGGCCGTGTGGCCGGTGCGGCCTTCGCTGCCGCGAACCCCGAGGCGTCGCAGGACCAGATCCTCTACGCGGAGCGGATGGCGAAGCAGGCCCGCGCGCATATGTCCCGGAAGAACTACGTGGACCCGCGCACCTTCAGCGCCTCGACGGGCATGATCCCGCAGCCGCCCCAGCCGGGCGGTCGCCAGTGAAGGACTTCGACCCGCTCGTCCCGCAGCAGTACGACATGCCGGCGCTCATCTCGCAGCGCCTCAAGACCGTGAAGCAGCACGCCGAGGTGCCCGACGCCTCCGACGCCATCGCCACCATGAAGTACTGGGACGAGTACCGTCGGAAGGAGCGCCTGCGCATCGCCGAGCTTCGCCTCACCCTCGACGACGACGGCCTGCTCGCCCCCGAGGAGCTTGCGAGGGTGGGCCTCACGATCGGCGAAGCGCCCACGACCGCGAACCTCGCGGAGCGCGAACTCACGAACCATCTCGAAGACATCTACCAGAACGGCGCACAGCCGGACTTCCTGCTCATCTCCCCCGAACTCGCGTACGAGCAGGGGCTGATCGGGAAGTGGGAGTTCAGATGGCGCAAGCTCCGACAGCGCATCCGTGGCATCTGGAGTCGGAAAGGCTCCTCTGGCGGTCGATCTGCGCCCCGAACCGGTGGTACAACCCCGACGGGAGCGTAGGCACTCATCCGCGCTCGCTGTACAACTTCATCCGGCATGCGTGGGGCGCGGAGCACTTCCTCGCTTCCCACCCTGCCGAGCCGCAGTGGCTCTACGAGCCGATCCACGTTCCGTACACGACGTGGCTTCAGCACCACCTGCTCGCATGGAAACGGCACGCCCTCAGCGGCGTTCCCGAGCAGTACAACATCATGTCGCTGCTCCCGCGTGGGTTCGGAAAGACCGTCTCCTCCACAAAGGCCGGTTCACTCTGGACTCACCTCGACGACCCCGACATGACCACCTTGATCCAGTCCGCCACCGACGAACTGTCGGGCGACATCCTCGGAGCGATCCTCGCGGTCTGCTCCTCGGGCAAGGACCACGACCCCGACTCGTGGTTCGTCTGGCTGTACGGCGACTGGGTCACTGGGGCGCAGCAGAAGACGAAGTCCTTCATCAAGCATGCGTACCGGCGCGCCCGCAACATCGGCGAGCCCTCGTTCGACGCCTCCTCGGCCGGCATCGGTACCACCGGCTATCACCCGCGCCAGTCGTGGTGGGATGATCCGCTGGAGAAGGAGAAGCTGAAGAAGGACCGCACGGCGTACCTGCGAGGGCAGAAGGATGCCTTCAAGTCGTCTGCGAACGCCCTCCACCGCAACGGCCTCCGCGTGCTCACGGCGACTCGCTACCTCGACGATGACGTAGCCGGCCACCACATGCACGAGGAAGGCGTCGCGTCGTGGACCGGCATGGCCTGCCCCCACCTGTCGATGTTCGACAAGGTGCCGTTCGGCACGGGCATGTGGCATGTCTTCTTCTGGCAGACCGAGGACGAACTCACCGGTCAGCCGACCCATCCGAAGCTCTGGACCGTCGAGGAAATCCGTCGCCGCAAGCGCACCGACGCCGAAGACTTCGCTGGGCAGCAGCAGAACAACCCCGGTGCGTCCGAACACGCACCCCTCGTCGAGTCGCAGATCCCGTGGCTCTACGTCTCCTACCCGGACTTCATCTGGGACGTGCAGATCGAGTGGGCAACCGTCCACATCGACACCGCGTTCAAGAACAAGGAGAACATCGGGCGCGGAGACTACTCGGTCATCGTGGTCTGGCTCAAGGACGCGCGCAACAACGGCGTGCTCTACCTCGACAGCGACCTCTGTCGCGCCTCCAACGAGTGGCGTGAAGAGGACTTCAATAAGGAACTCGTCAAGGTCTGCCTCAACCTCCGGCGTCGCGGCATCTTCATCCGCGCCATCACCGACGAGGTCGAGCCCGGTGGCAAGGAAGGCACCTACAAGAACCGCATCCTCGGCATCCTCCGCACGGCCGGCATGCAGTTCGGCGAAGAGCAGTTCATGCAGTTCAATCGCACCAAGGACAAGAAGGCACGCATCCGTACCGCCGCCGGCCACTGGGCCGAGGGCTACGCGCGCATCCTCTTGAACAAGGGCGACTGCACCTGTCCTCCGCCCGTGTACGACCCGAAGACGAACAAGCACATCACTGGGCAGTGCCCGCACTTCATCGTCCCGCCCCATGTGCGGATGCTCGTCAACCAGATCCTCAAGGTCGACACGTCCACACACGACGACCTTGCCGATGCAGCGGCTGACGGCTTCACCCACAAGCTGTGGCGACCGCCCGACACGAACCCCGGCCTCGTACAGGCCGAGGGAACGATCGTTCGTCGACCGTGGGACGATGACCTCAAGGGCGTGGGCAAGCCCATGTCGAACGAAGAACTCCTCAACATGATGGCCGATCGCGACGAACTCCGCCAAGCGGGGTACTTCGATGACGGCGTACGTGGCTTCGAGGAGGACAACTGGGTCCCTCCACGGGACCCTTGCTGATTCACTGTGAATGATCCCGGTCTCGCGCGTGTACGATCGAAGCGACCTCGCGAGGGCAGCCTCGTCAGCTTGCTCGGTGACTCCGGCCGGGGACATTCCATCTTACCGGACAGTAGCTCAATGGATAGAGCACCCGGCTACGAACCGGGAGGTTGTGGGTTCGAGCCCTACCTGTTCGGCCATCGTGATCGGTTGCGAAGCGTCGAGCACTGAGGCTGTGAACCTCGGCCACCGGATGCGAGTTCCGGCGATCACTCCATCCACCCAAGAGGCACCACCATGGCGAACCTCGTCCCCACCTCCTACATCGGCAACCTCGGCAACAACACATGGCTTCGCCATGGGGGCTCGACGCTCGACGGGGTGCTCTCCGATGTCGATGACGCCACATGGGTCTTCGGCGGCGGCTCGAACTCCGTCTACAGCGGCTCCTTCGGTACCGCCTCGAATGGTTTCGGTAGCGTCGACGCACGCACGCTCTGGGCGAACATCAAGATGCGCCGGATCGCGGTCCCCGACACGGGCTTCGGGACCGGTTACATCCAGATGTACGTTACCAACCATATCGGCACGAAGTGCTTGGTCACGTTCGATCCGGCCGCGCTCCTGAACCCGACGCCCTCGGGCGGCGATATGGTCTGGTACAGCGCCCATCCGGCGCAGGACTGGGCCGACACGGGTACTGCCGACACGATCGACCTCTACTTCAACGGAGGCATCGGCAACGCGGCCGAGATCGACATCGCCGAGATCAGCTTCGGCAACATCAAAGAGGGCTCTGCTACCGTCTCCGTTACGTCCGGCAGCCACATCACGACGGACAAGGAGGGAGACAACAGCGTCGCCCCTGATGCTGACCTGACGATCACGATCACGCCCGACAGCGGCTACCAGCTTTCCGACCTCACGGTCGACAGCGTGAGCATCGGCTCGACCGCGATCGCGCAGGCGCGCACGGACGGCTTCTACGTCCTCGAAAACGTCCTCGCGGATCACGACGTCGCCCTCACGTCCGAACTGATCGTCTTCACGCCTTCCGGCGACGCCTCGGGCACGAACAAGAACGGCCAGCCCACGAGCGGTTCGGGGGCTGCGACCTTCACCTTCAGTGAGGATCAGGTCTCGGTCGGCGACACGATCACCGTCACGGTGACGCCCTACGTGGGCACCACGATCACCGACATCATCGTCGACGGCGTCTCGATCAAGAACGACATCAACCCGGACACCAGCCTCGCCTACCACTTCGGCTGGGTGCCCGACGCGCCGTGCGCGTTCCCCTACGAAGTCCCCGGCACCGGCCCGGACATCGCGGCCACCACGGCCTCGCTGCCCACTGGGTCGATGAACTCGTACTTCTTCATGCCGCCCGGCTCGACCGTCGGCATCGTCGACGACGGGAACTTCTATCAGGGCATGGGCCACAAGCCCTACAAGAAGAAGACCTAACGAAAGGACGCCTCGTGCGTATCATCGTGTTCGACATCGAGTCCCGCCTCTGGGCCAAGGACCTCGATCCCAAGGACGAAGAGCATGGGTGGGAACTGCTCCGGCAGGGCAAGGGTGGCGCGTCGGCGATCTCGCTGTACGACACCCACGAGGAGTGGCTCTACACCTACGATGACCACGAGATCGAGACGGCCGCGCGCCACCTCGAACAAGCGGACATCCTCGTCGGCTACAACAGCGACGGGTTCGACATCCCCGTGATGGAGGGGCTCGCCAGACGGCGGCTCCGCATCCGTCACAGCTTCGACATCTACACCGCCCTCACGGGCGCGTGCGCGATGCGCGGCATCAAGCTCGGCAAGGGCGACCTCAAGCTCGAACGCATCTCGCGGCGGAATCTCGGCCGAGGGAAGATCGAGCACGGCGGGAACGCCAAGCAGCTTGCGAAGGACGGGAAGTTCGGCCGGCTCTTCCGCTACTGCTCCGACGACGTGCATCTCACCTACGACCTGTTCATGAAAATCGTGGACGACGGCGGCCTCATCGGCCCGAGCGGCTTCCTCCGCCTGCCGCTCCCGGTCGATCTCAAGAGGGCTACATGAACGCACTCGCGATCCAGAAGGAGCCGTCGGCCTTCGCCTACAACCAGCAGATGTGCAACATGGTCGTCGACTGCCTTCGCTACTCGGAGTCGCAGTTCAACGGCATCCGGGCCAAGTGGCCCCGGCTGTACGACCTGTGGCGTGGCTCGTGGTCCGGCCGCTTCCACCCGCACAAGAACAACGTCCACATCCCCCTGATCTTCTCGGCGCTGTGGGCCGATGCTGCGCGCAAGGCCGCGTCCTCGCTGTCCTCGTACCCGCCCGTCAACTTCATGGGCTACGGTCCCGACGACCGCAAGATCGCGCAGAAGCAGGAAGCCCTGAACGCCGCGCAGATGAAGGACGACCGCGCCTTCCTCAAGCAGGTCGACCTCCTCGTGGCCTCCGGCCTGTACGGCGTGGCCGTGATGCAGGTGGGCTGGAAGCGCGACGAGCAGACCCGGATCATGGAGCAGATCGACCGCATGCCCCTCTCGGGCAAGGTCGTGCGCCACATCCGCAAGGGCAAGGTCGTCATGTTCGACGGCCCCGAGTCCATCAACGTCGACCTCCTCGACTTCTTCCCGCAGCCCTCCGTGGGCCGGCTGGAGAACATGAAGTGGGTCGTGCGTCGCTACTTCCTCGACCTCGACGATGTCCGCTACCTCGCGGAGATCGGCACGTTCGACAAGGCCGAGCTTCAGCGCCTCGAACGCGATGGTGCGATCGGCTCCGGCTCGCAGGAACTCATCACCTCGGTCCGTCGCTTCCAAGTCCGCACGGGCATGGACGACGAGACGGCGCGCTTCATGGACAAGTACTCGCGCCCGATCGAGATCCTTGAGTTCTGGGGTCGCGTGCCTTCCGAGCTTTCCCCCGACGGCGACCTGAACCGGGTCGTCACCGTGGCGAACCGCCGCTACCTCATGCGGAACCGGCCGAACCCGTACAACCACGGCCGTCTGCCTTTCCTCTCGTTCTCGCCCACCCCGGACCCGCATCACTTCTACGCGCCCGGCAAGGCCGAGATCATCGAGAAGCTCCAGATCGTCGGCAACCGCTACCTGAACCAGAGCCTCGACGCGGCCGATCTGATGATCGACCCGATGTGGTTCTACGATCGTGGTGCGGGCCTCGTCACGCGCAACCTGTACAGCCGCCCCGGCCGATTCGTCGGCTTGAATGGCGACCCGCGCGCGGCGATCATGCCGATGCAGATGAACATGGAAGGTCTCACCGTCGCGGACAACAAGATCGCGCAGGTGCGTGAGTTCGCACAGATGGGCACCGGCCTCGTCGACGACGCGGTCATGGGCCTCGGTTCCGACAGCCGCCAGACCGCCCGCGAGTTCGTGGGCCGGCGCGAGGCTGCGGGCACCCGCCTGATGCTGGAGTCGCGCATCTACGAGGAGACCATGCTGGAGCCGCTGGCGAACATGTTCAGCGCCCTCAGCAAGCAGTTCTTGGAGCCGCCGATCGAGGTGCTCATCCTCGGCGACGGCGCGATGCTCGACCCGGACACCGGCATGCCCATCCCGGCATCGAGGGAAGTCCTCAGCGGTTACGACCTGTTCCCGAGCTATCAGGCGCGGGCGATGGGCGCGACCATGGGCCTCTCGAAGCAGATGCAGCAGCAGAACCTCCTCCAGTTGCTTCAGGCGCTCTCTTCGCCCCTCGGCCAGTCGCTGATGGGCCAGATCAACGCCGTGAACTTCTTCCGGGGGATCTTCCGCGTGTTCGAGGTTCCGTCGATCAACGACATCTTCACGATGAACCCGCAGCTTGCGGCCATGTTGCAGAACCCGGCGCTCGCCCAGATGACTCAGGGCGGGACGAACGTGGGCGGCGTGCCGACCTCGGCCGCGATCACCAACGGTGGTCCGTCCGTGATCCCCGGTATGCCTTCCAACAACGCGGCTGCGGCGGGATCTCCCGCTACGTTGCTGGCCCCGCCCAACATCGGGGCTGCTGCAACGACCATGCCGGCGATCGCAGCGGCGTAAGGAGTTCCCATGGCGAGCAGCGCATACCAGCGGGCATGGCAGAAGGCCAACCCCGAGAAGGTGCGGCAGTACAAACGTAAGACACGCCTCAAGGCGTACGGGCTGACACCCGAGCAGTTCGTTGCCATGGTGATAGTGCAGAAGGGTGTCTGTCTGATCTGTCACGAAGTGCCCGAGCAACTGGTGGTCGATCATGACCATGTCACCGGCAAGGTGCGCGGTCTTCTCTGCCACGAGTGCAACATGGCACTCGGCAAGATGAAGGACCATCCAGCCCGGCTGCGGGCCGCAGCGGAGTATCTCGAAAGGAGTAAGTGATGGCAGCACGCGGCGATTTCAGGGAGTTCTTCGACCTCCGTAAGCTCGACGAGCGGCAACTCGGCCAGATCGAGTTCGTGCTCAACAGCCCCGCGTTCGAGGACAGCTTCAAACCGTACATGCTTGGCCTGATCTTCTCTATGAACACGATGTGGAAGGACCGCTCCCGAGAGCGGCAGGACCGCTACCCCGACGAGTTCCTCGCGGGCGGCGTGGTCTTCGCCGAGGGCCTGCTGAAGTTCTTCAGCCTGCTCATCCACGAGACCTCGATCGAGCGGATGCACGAAGCCATGGTCGCTGGCATGTCCAACGACCTCATCTACGACGCCAAGCGCAACGCGGGCCAAGTCCGGCCCGTCGTTGGGATCAACCAGCCGGCGGTGCCGGCGGAAGGAGACATCCCAGCGGAGGACTACTAGGATGCCGTCGAGCGAAGTGATGAAGAAGTTCAAGGCGGGCAAGTTGAAGAGCGGTGGTTCCGGCGACACGGTCGAGAACCCGAAGCAGGCCATCGCGATCATGCTCTCCGAGAAGCGCAACGAGGCCGAGCACGGCGGACACTACGTGTCTGGCGGCGAGCGGCACAATCCTCTCTCTGGCAAACGCCGGAAGCGAGGCGAGTAACAACCCTCACTGCGGGACGACCCCGTTAGGAGATCAAGTGGCTCAGACCAGAGAAGAGGCAGAACTGCGGGCACGTCTCGTCAAGGAGATTGTGCTCCCCGAAGTACTCGTTCCGATGGAAGCGAATGGATGGCGTCAGGGACAGCCGAACCCGGCTGCGACGGACGCTCTGATGAAAACCCTACGTGACGGACAACCCGGCACCGAGGGAGCACCCGGCAACACGGCGGCACCAGCGGTTACGACTCAGCCCGGACAACCCGGCGCGAAGGTCGACAACTCGCCCGCGCCTGTCGTGAAGGCCAAGGCGGACAACCCCGGTCTCGACGACCTGATCGCGAGCTACGAGGCGCTGCGTGACCCGGCAACGGGCCTCATCGCGCGCAAGTACGCGACGATTCAGGAAGCGATCAAGGGCGGCGTTCACCTCACACACATGGCGAAGGACGCCCTCGCGGAACGTGACCTGCTCAAGCAGCGGGTCGCGGAACTCGAAGCGGCCGGTCGCCAGCCCTCAGCAGCGAACATCACCCCCGCTGCTGCTCCTCAGCCCGTGCAGGTCACGGCCGTTTCGCAGACGGCGGTCGATCAGGCGCAGGCACGTTACGACAAGGTGCTGTCGGACATCGCCGAGAACGGTGGCGTTCTCGACGTGGAGGCCACGAAGCTGTTGAGCAAGGCGAGCCGCGAACTCGCCGAGGCGACGGCCAACTGGAAGGTTCAGGAGAACTTCGCGGCCCGCGACAACGCGGGCAGTGCGGAGAAGACCGAATGGCAGAAGGTGGACTCCTACATGAAGGAGAAACACCCGGCAGCCGAGCGGTTCTCCGAGGAGGTCGCGGTCTTCATCGACAGCGATCCTCTGGTCAAGCGTGCAGTGCAGGCACTGCTGGCGCAGGGTGACAAGGTCGGCGCAACCGAGCATGCGTGGGTCAGCTTTCAGCGAGCCCACGGTGAGCAGGTTGCTGCTGCCGATCGCGCCAAGGCGGAGGCCACGGAGGCCGAACTCGCCGCGCGTGAGCAGGTCCGCAAGGAACAGGTCGAGAAGGCTCGCCGGGACGCGGGCATCGTGACGGGTTCCGCAGGTGGGGCTGGTGCCCACGAGAATCGCAACGTGACGGGGGCCTCCCGCGAGGAGATCAACGCCGCGATGGACCGGATGCGCCGTGAGGGTGAAGCCCCCGGCAGCCCCGGAGCCATGGCATTCCGCAAGATGGTCATCGGTCCGTCTCTCGGTTTCCTCAACCAGCCGTAGTGCTGGAGAAAGGGTCAACGTAACAACAACATGCCCCCTGTGGGGCGAGGAAAGTCTCAATGACTACCTTCAACTTCGGTTCGTACGCCTTCGATGGCTCGGACCTGAAGAGTGGCGTCGCGCGCGAGGACCTGTTGGAGCAGATCACCAACATTTCCCCGTACGACACGCCGTTCGTGTCGCAGGCACCCAAGGTCGCTTGCCGGCACATCTACCACCAGTGGCTCATCGACACGCTCGGTTCGCAGAACCTGAACGGGGCCGTCGAAGGCGCTGACTGGTCGCTCGACACCACGACCGCGCCGTCGCGCATCTTCAACATCACCATGATCCTGCGTAAGGACATCGGTCTGTCGGAGTCGCAGCGCGCCGTGGACACCGCCGGCTTCGCCGACCAGTACGCCTACGAGGTTCAGAAGGCGGTGAAGGAACTGGCGATCAAGCTGGAGACCTGCGTGTTCGGTGCCCTCAGCACCGCGACCGGCACGTCCGCGAACGCTCGCGTCATGAAGGGGCTTCAGTCCTTCATCGCGACGAACACGGCGATGGCCGGCGGGAACGCTGGTATGGCCGCGAACGCGACTGCCGACGGGCAGCTTGCCGTTGGTGACTTCAACGACATGCTGAACGCGATCTACGTGCAGGGCGGCAACCCGGAGCAGGTGTACGTGTCTCCGAAGGTGAAGCGTCAGGTCAGCGCGTTCTCGGTTCCGGGC